CTTAGAACGTTTAGAAACTAATGAAGATTTTAAATTAATTATTAAAGAATGTTTCTGTAATGCTTATCCTGTACGTTGTTTAAATTTAAGCGCACAGACAAATATACCTAAAGATTATAGAGATGCTTTAATATTTAATGCTAGAGCAACTAGTGTTTTACAAAGGTTTCTTGAAACTATCAAGATAGACGCTGATACAGCAACAGAACAGCTCAAAGAGCTTAATTCAATTAATGAGGAAGATAACTAATGGCTGATATTTATAATGCTTCTGATGAAGAAATTATGGCAATGTCTGAGGCTCAAGTAGAGCAAGAAGCTAAAGAAGCTTCTGAGGCACCTGATACTAAAGAGGCATCAAATAATGAATCAACTGATAATGCTACACCTTCTACTGAAGAACAAACAGAATCAACAAAAAATGTTGACACTGATGAAAAAGCTGATACAGTTGAAAATAATTCAGAGCCTGAAAATCAAGAGATTGATTATAAAGGCTTCTATGATTCGATTATGGCTCCTATTAAAGCCAATGGTCATACCATACAACTGAAGAACCAAGACGAAGTTATTAAACTTATTCAGCAAGGTGCTAACTATACTAAGAAGATGCAAGAACTTGCACCTTACCGTAAGTTAAATTACATGCTGAAAGATAATGATTTACTTGATGTTAATAAATTATCTTTTTTAATTGATATTAATAAAGGTAATCCTGAAGCTGTAAAGAAATTCTTAAAGGACCATAATATTGACCCTTTAGATATTGATACATATTCAGAGCCTAACTACAAGGAAGGTTCTAATGTAGTTTCAGATAAAGAAGTAGCCTTTAGAGAAGCTTACTTAGGACTAGGTGAATCAGATGATGGTATTAAGTTAAGAGATACTTTCAATAGTTATGATGAAAAATCTAAAGACTTACTTGTTGACCATCCAGAATTGATGAATGACTTGTTACAACAAAAACGAGCTGGAATCTACGATAGTATTACTGCTGAGATTGACCGCCAAAAGGCATTGGGTACTTTAAATCCAAGCCTTTCATTCTTAGAAGCTTATAATTTAGTAGGACAACAACTAGCTAGGAACCAAGCACCTTCTAATATTCAGTCTAATCAACCATTAGCTACTCAACCTCGTATGCCTAAGTCTTCATTTAATAATAATGCAAGAGCTAAGGCAGCTGCTCCTACAAGAGCAAATACAAAATCAACAGATACTACCCCAAATTGGCTCTCCATGAGTGATGAAGAATTTGAAAAGAAGTTTGGCGGTACTTATTAAAGGAATTAAATTATGGCAGTAAGCGATTTTTCAGGTTTACAGTATAAAAACCCAGATACTACAGCAGCATCTATTGACTACAACGGTGGTACTGAATCTACTAAGCAAATGAATACCTTCTTCTGGTTAAAAAAGGCTATTATTGATGCTCGTAGACAGCAGGTATTTATGCAGTTGGCATCTACTATTGATATGCCTAAGCATTTTGGTAAGCGTATTAAGGTTTATCAGTATGTACCTCTATTGGATGACCGAAACAAGAATGATCAAGGCTTAGATGCTAAGGGTGCTCACTATAATAATGGTAACTTGTATGGTTCATCTAAGGATATTGGTACTATTACATCTAAGCTACCTGTATTAGGTGAGAATGGTGGTAGAGTAAACCGTGTAGGTTTCACCCGTTTAGCTCGTGAAGGCTCTATTGCTAAGTTTGGTTGGTTCTATGAGTTCTCTCGTGATGCTTTAAACTTTGATTCTGATGCTGAGTTACAGTCACACTTAGCTAGAGAGTTAATGAATGGTGCTTCAGAGCTTACAGAGGATATGTTACAGAAGGACCTGTTAAACGCAGCAGGTGTTGTTCTATATCCGGGTAAAGGTGCTGTATCAGAGGATTCAGCAGTAACAGGTGAAGGTGCTACACCTACATTAGTAGACTATAAGTCATTAATGCAGTTAGACCAGATTTTAACTGATAATCGTTGTCCTCGTGATACTAAGATTATTACAGGTACTCGTCTAACAGATACTAAGACTATTCCAGCAGCTCGTATTGCTTATGTTGGTTCAGAATTGGTACCTACCTTAAAGGCTATGAAGGATTTATTTGGTAATCCTGCCTTTGTAGAGGTACAGAAGTATGCAGCAGGTACTACTGTATTAAATGGTGAAATTGGTTCTATTGACCACTTCAGATTTGTACAGGTACCTGAGATGCAGCATTGGGCAGGTGCAGGTGCTTCTGTAACTACTAATCCGGGCTATCGTGAGACTGGTGGTAAGTATGATATTTATCCAGTCTTAGTAGTAGGTTCAGACTCATTCTCTACTATTGGTTTCCAGACTGATGGTAAGACTGTTAAGTTTGATGTTACAACTAAGATGCCAGGTCGTGAGACAGCTGACCGTA